AGTAACTTAATATATCTTGGGCAGGTAGAGATAGTTTAGTGCTTATTTTGTGTAAAGATAGTTTTATGCCTGTTTGAATTTCAAAAATATTTCTGCTTTTGTAATTTGATAAAGTTGGATTTACATTAATGAAATTATCATAATCTCTAGATTTGGGATAAATGAATCTTAAATGTTCTTCAAAGTTTTCTATCTTTGATTCTTTAGTTAATAATAATTTTATGCAATTCAAATATGTCATTTGTTCCATTTCATGGTTTGGTATGTAAAAAACATTAGCAGAAACTGTCGCAGACACTCTTCCATAATAAATTGATGAAGCTGTTGTTTTCATAGCCTCAGCAGCTCCAACTAAAATTAATTTATGACAAATTTTAAACATAACTTCTCTTTGATTTTTGGGCCTACGAATTAATAATAATGGGTCATCTACAATCATTTCTTGCATTTCTTTATATGTTAAAGGCATGTGTTTTTTAATCTTTTCTAACATTTTAATTGGTCCCATTTTTGCTTCAATTCGTAATAATCCACCCAACAATGTATCTCCATCTTCAAATTCTCCCATTGTTTCAATAACTCCACCTTTCATTATTTTATGTGAAACATTAAAAACATGTTTTTCATCATTATTCATATCTACAGATCTAATTCGATATAATTCATAATTGTAGTATTCCGGACCAAACATTAACATTTTTGCAGCATTAAAAATAGGATAAACACCTAGGTGATATGGTATTAATTTTAAATTTAATTGTTTAGGATCATTTTGCATACCATCTCCGGTGTGATAAATTTGATGACAATATTGTCTATTAAAAATATGTGCTACTGAAAATAATTCTAAACTACCACCATTCTCTACTATTTGTCTACAGGAGCTATAAGATTCTTTAACCATTCTATAAAATGAATCAGTGTTTACAGGGTGTACTGAAGAAATTGCAAATTTGATTAAAGTTGGGATAAATGTCATGTTAGAAACAAATAAAGAATTGAATTCTCCTATTAATGGATTTATACTAGACTTTGTCATTGATGTTCTCATGTTAAACAAATATTCAGATAATTGTTGGCATTTTAAAAACACATGGAGTTTTTTTAATAAGATTGTTCTATTTAATTCTAAACTCAATACTGTATAAGAATCATCTGAAGATAATAGATCATCATGATCATCTGAAGAAAACCCTTCCTTTTTGCAACATTCATCATACAATTTATCTCTGAAAGTAATCATAGCTAAGTGAAGGAGTGAAGAAGTGTAGTGTAATATACCTTGTCCCATATTTGATTCATTAACAAAGAATGTGTTTTTATTTTTTAAAAAAATCTCTTTTAGTGCTTGCAATTCAGGACTAATTGTGTGTTTTAATTTATTTTCAGGATCTTTTAACCAAGCTTTCATTAATCTTTCAGGCAATAAACATTTTTTGTTCTGATGTATAATTAGTATAGATAAAATGAAATTATACAAATTTCCTAGTTGTTTTTTAT